AGATTTCTTTAAATCTTCAATGGCAACTTCTGGTATTCCCCACTTACTTGCCCATGCTGTCAGTTTCATATCTCCATCCCCATAATAAATTTAAATATTTTAACCAATCTGGGAGTTTTGCAATGTTTATCTTCTTTACAATATTTGCAGAGTGCAGTTTTAAATTTTGGGCAATGGCAATTACATATACAGTCTATTCCTAAAAACTTACCTGCATTTTTACTTTTAAATATATTCCATAATAATTTTAGTTTCATACCAATATCCCCAATTATCTTTTACATACATTAACCCTTATTAACTATTTCGTCAATAGTATTTTTTAATTTTTCTGCATCTGCTGTATTTAAAGTTTGCGCAGTTAATATATCTGTACCAAAAGTGTAAAAGAATTTCCGGTATATTTCAGCATCGCTGAGCGCAGGGTGATGGTAACCCGCCCATTGCGCGATAGAATTACGAAGTGCCTGCTGTGCTTCTTGCCGAGCGCGGTGCCTTTTCTTAATTGCAAGTTCCGCCGGTAAAGTCAGTCCGCTTGGTATTCTAGCCACGTCATCAATTCTTTTTATTTCTCCACGAAGATGTGCTAATACGGTTGGGTCTAATTCGTATAAATCTCCTTCGACATGCTCTGGAGATGAACGTTCTTTTGGGGGTGTTGTATATCCGCAGTAAGGGCACGATTTTCTATAGGCTTCATATACACTAAAACATCCTATATTAAGACAAGTTTTTACCGCCATCGCGTCATTTGATTTACTTCGCGCTCTACGTTCTCTTCGGTCTAAAGTCCATTCGCGAGGGGCATCAGGTAGCCCATGGAGCTTAACGTTATCCACGTGGTCTATTATAATAGCATGGGATTTACCTGGTAGCGGACGAAGCGCTCGTCCAAACTGTTGGCTGTATAATCCGTATGACTGAGTGGGACGTGCCATTGATACTACTTCTAATGCCGGCACATCTACGCCTTCACCTAATAAATCGACATTGACTATTTGAAGTATTTCTCTGTTTCTAAATTTTCGCATAATAGTTTGACGTAATAAATCTGGAGTTTTTGCGCTGATAGCTTCCGCGGGGACTCCTTGTTGTTTGAAAGCTAATGCAATATCGGTTGCTGATTTTACATCTACTGCAAAAGTAATTCCTAGTTTACCTGGCGCTATTTTTAGGTAATGGTCTACGACATCCCCAGTAATGTGCGATTTATGTACAGCTTCTCTAAGTTTAGGATTGCTATAATCTCCCCCGGAGGATATCGGAACAGCGGATAAATCTAAATCAGAAGGAGGAGCAAATATCCTATAGTCAGTCAGATATCCCACTTTTATTAATTCGCGCATAGATGGCCCAATTACCATGTAATCTATTATACCATCTGCATGTCTTCCCAAACCTTTACCATCCGTACGGCATGGAGTTGCGGTCGGGTATAACCCTATTGCATTTGGAAATAAACTAGCTGCCGTTCCCCACTTGTTTTCTCTCAAAGGATGATGCCCTTCATCTTGTACGACTAGGGTTATTTCTTTGAACCAAGGAGTAGAGGGATCTAGTCGTATCAATGTGTCCACCCCCGCAACGATACATTTAGCATTAGGGTCATAATAACGTTTACCGAATTCTTGAACCTGCATAGATACTATTTCTCGTATCACAGATTTTTGAGCAAGTATATTATGGCGAACCCCATATTTGGATAGGGTTAACGATATCTGGCTTACCAGTTCCATTCGATGGGCTATAGCAATACAAGGTGCTTTATGGTTAGCAATGATGTAAGAAAAAACTACAGTTTTTCCACCCCCTGTAGGGATGACTAGACTTATATTCTTATGACCAGATTGCCATGCGGTATAGACATCATTTATGGCGTCATATTGGTATTGTCTTAATTCCATAAGTCAGAGCCTTGAATAAGATTAGAAGAGCATTTTATGTGAGGAAGTAAATCCTCACCTTTTACATTAAGATAATTACTAGGTATTTTCTTATCGCATATTGCGCAAGTTATTATTTCTAGGTCATTTTGATCCCATATTATTGGTATTCCGATTTGATTAACTAAAATTTTCATAAATATTTCCTTTTCCCCTATTGACTATTTCGTCAATAATACCCTATACTCTGATTTTGTCAACTAGGAGATTGTAAAAATGAACATGGAAGAGATAGTAATAATGGAAATACGAAAAGGAATACTAGAAATATTGGAAGAACTTGAAGGAAATAAAAAACTAGAATGCGAGGTTATACCATTTTCGCATTATTTCGGAAAAGGAGAACGTAAATGAGTTTAGAACAAAGAGTAAAAGAAATGTCCGAAGCGCTAATGGCATTTTGTAAAACGGAAATGGAAAAAGTAACTGATGAGCATGGGGTTGTTGTTCTTCATTTGGCATCAATAAATTTGATAGCAACAAATATTTTGGTTCTTTGTGATTTTACCCCTTTAACTTATGAACAAGTAAGAGATGATTTTATTAGAAGTTTAGATGACACTTGTAAATTTATTAAGGAGAAGGCAAATGAACATTAAAGATATCTTGAAAAACATCTTAGATTGGTTCAAGAATGCTGAAAAGCCAGTAGCTGTTGAAGGTATTATTGTAGCCACAGCGAAAGCTTTAAAGAAATCGGTTAAGCAATGTCAAAAACTTCAACCTGAATTAACAGAAGAAGTTATTTTAAAGAGAATTATGAACGCATACGCGGAATAGGTTTTCACACGTCAAGTCGTGAGTGACGAATAACCGCGACAGACCTTGGAGTGCCACACGTCTCCGTGATAGCTTTCCCCACTCGCGAAGGTCACTTTATTAACTTTAAGGAGATTTAAAATGAGTATCCGAATCGAAATTACAGATGTTACAAATGAAGATAGAGCCTCACTGGTTAAATTGGCTAAATACTTATTAGAAAGTGCAGGGCATCAAATGGTATACCAAATGCCTAAGGAAAATCTAAAGCCCATTCCACCTGAAGGTGTTACCCCGGAAACCACGGTTGCTCCAGTTAAAGAATCTGAAGAATTAGTTGAATTTTATAATGCCGAAATAGGAAAAATGGAAAAAATTACTAAAAAAGAATTAGTTAAAAAAATAATAAAACATGATGAAGATAGGTCTGAAAGAATCATGGATGTAATTGAGAAAGCGTTAGATAAACCTAAACGTAAGAAATCCACCTCAGATATCGGAAAGGAAATTGCTAAAACTAATGAAGATATTATGACGGAAGTTGCGATCCCTCCCTATGGCCACTGCGCAGTTCCAACACCCCCAATATCTCCCATAAACTTCAACACGTTTATGACGAAGATAACTGGATTACGTGCAGATGGGAAAATAACAGATTTAGAATTGTTAAATATTGTCCGTAGCCATGGGTTGGATAGAACTCATAAGCTTTCAACTAATCCTGAATTAGTGCCATTAGTGAACGCAGATGTCGATAAATTTGTGGAGGGTAAATAAATGAAATCTTTAGCGTTATGTATTTTAGTAGGTTTTGCATTGTATCTTATGGAATTTAGGGGTTGGGGTCCACCTACTGTTTTAATTCCAGCTTTTATTTTATTAGTTTAATGAGAGGGTAAATAAATGAGATATTTACTATTAATAATATTTTTATTTTCGCAACAAACATGGGCTAAACAGAATTTTTATACTCATAGACAAATCATAGAAATCGAAATAGCTTTATGCGATCAGCTACCAAAAAATCGTATATTTCGATGTTTGATGGAGATCAGCCAATGAATAATCACTCTAAACTTCCTCCTTCATCAGCAGCGCGCCGCATGGCGTGCCCTGGGTCTCGAAGAATGGAAGTATTATACCCTAGGGAAAATTCCGATGCATCTAATGAAGGAACATTAGCGCATGAAGAAGCAGCTAGATGTTTACAAACAGGAGAAATTTCAAATAACCCAGATGTGAAAATGTATGTAGATTATGTAAAACATATATCGAAAGAGTCTCATATTCATGTTGAAGAAAAAGTAATAATCAGTAGCATACACCCGGACATGTGGGGAACGGTAGATGCATGGTCATCTTATAGTAATGGTTTTCATATTTTTGATTTTAAATATGGATTTAAGCCTGTAGAAGTTTTTGAAAATTGGCAGTTGATAAGTTATGCAGCGGGAGTGTGCATGTCTAATGCAATTCTACCTAGGTCTGAATTTACTTTCCATATAGTCCAACCGAGAGATTTCAACAATCCAATAAAAACTTGGAAAATATCCTTAGATAAACTTAATGATTATTGGATTAGGCTAATTAATTCAGAAGCATTAGCAGCTACTGAAGACGCACCATTAACCCCTGGCATCGGATGTGAATATTGCGCTGCACGTCATGCTTGTCCGGCTCTACGTAGAAATATCTTAGAAGGAATAGAAAATATGAAAGAACTACCAGAAGAATTAAATGATGAAGAATTAGGTACCGAGCTTAAATCATTACATGAATTCCAAGATTTATTACAGTCTCGTATTACAGCACTAGAAGAAGAAACATTGGCCAAACTTAAGTTAGGTAAAAGAATTCCGTTTTATCAATTGGGACGTTCTCAACCTAGAGAAAAATGGGTAAAACCCATAAAAGAAGTTCTAATACTTGGAGACATGTTTGAAGTTAATTTAAAAAAACCTGATGAAGCAATCACGCCTAAGCAGGCCATTAAAGCAGGAGTTCCAGCAGATTTAGTGCGCGAATATTCTGAAACACCACTCGGGGAATTGAAGTTAGAACGTATTAAAGAATCTGAAATCAAACAAATTTTTGGAGGTAAGTAATTATGAGAATAACCGCGTTTAAATATTTAGTGTATGAATTAGATTCACATGAACCGATGGAATGTATTTCGCAAGATATTAATAACGCTATTAAAGAGGGTTGGCAACCTTTTGCTCCGGCAACAATCACGCCGAACGGTTTATACCACATCATGCCGATGGTCAAATTGGGAGAATAGCTATGAATAAAGAACTAGCTCAAGATGAATTTAAAAAACTATTATCAACTGTTAATGGTAAGAAAAAATATATTACGGTAGTTGAAACTTCATTCGAGAATTTGGATATTTATGTTAATAATTTCTTATCGAACGGTTGGGAGCTATATGATAATCAATATGCGATAGGCGATTGCATCTGTCAACCAATGATAAAAATAATTGAAAATACTATTGACGAACCCGTCAATAAGAGTTAAACTACATTTGTTATTAATTAAAGGAGATTGTTATGAAAGGGGAAAATATATTATTTCCAATCGGTAGATTAGTTATGGGTTCTGTTTATAAGCCAAATGATAAAAATGCTGAAGGAGCGCCATTAACCGATAGAAATGGTAATCCACGTGTTCAATATTTCATTGCTTGCGCAATAGAAAAGAAGGGAGAAACTCACTGGAACCAAACAGAATGGGGCAAGAAAATCTATGAAATAGGGGCCAGAGGATTTCCAAATGGTCAAGCTCAATCGCCTAGCTTTGCCTGGAAAATAGTTGATGGAGATAGCCAAATTCCAAATAAGAAAGGGAAGAAACCATGCGACAGAGAAGGTTATCCAGGTCATTGGGTATTAAGTTTTACTCATGGATTTGCCCCAATACTCTGCAATGACCGAAGTGAACTATTAAATCAACCGGAAGGTTTTATTAACTGCGGAGACTTCATTCAAGTTTATGCAACTGTGGCGGATAATGGTAGCCAGCAGCAACCAGGAGTTTACTTAAATGGCACGCATGTCGCTTTTATCGCTTATGGTGAACGTATTGTTTCTGGTATTGATACTACAACTATCGGGTTTGGTGGTGCATTACCCTCTGGCGCAAGCAAAACTCCAATTAGCTCAGGATTTAACCCTGCTCCTGCTGCTACATCTGTAGTTCCTCCTATGCCAGCAGCACCTCCAGCATATCCAAATATCTTAAAACCACCAAAGGTTATGACACCTAAAGCTAATGGAATTGCCTATGAAGAATATTTAAAACAAGGTTGGACAGATGAATTATTGATTCAGCACGGTTATATGGTTGGTTAATAACAATTGCCCCTGGAAACAGGGGCTTAACTTAAAAGGAGACAGCGAATGAATATACATAGTCAAGTAAACATTTTAAATAAGATAATTTTTCCAATATTTTCGGGTAAACAATTATATATGCATAAGACTTCAAATAAAAATTTGATTTTACCAAATGGATTTGAAGAATATAAAAATCCTATATCCAACATGCTATCCATGATTAATGATTGTGATGGTGACATTTACATAACAATTGATGAAAAAATGATTAATAAAAATGAATCTCATAGACGTGGGGGAATCCATACGGATGGGAATTATATTTATGGATGGGGAGGTGGCGGAGGATGGTTAACAGGAGAAAATGGTAGAGTTTTATCTAAAGAAAAACATGATAGACAATATATGTCTACTTCTGGAGGAATGTTAATAGCTTCTACTTTTAGTGCATGTAAAGCCTGGAAAGGAAAAGTAAATGGATATATTGGACAAGGAGGAAATTGCGACCATTTATCTTCTCAATTGCATTCTTGCGAAGAAATAACTTTAAAAGAAAATATTGTTTATTTCATGAATTCAACAGGTATACATGAATCTTTACCAGTTTTACAAAATGTAAAAAGAAGTTTATTGAGAATAACATTACCGCATGATTTCATATTGGAGAATTAAGATGATCCCTTTACCTCCAAAATTAGAAGATTTACGTGCTGGGCATCAATTAAAAGCCGGTCTTGGAATATCCACGATTCTCCCGGATATCGATTTTGAAACTTATTCTCCGGAAGGATTTGTGTTTAATAAAGATACTCAGAAATTTTCTCCACCACATGGGGCGAACATAAAAGGCTTATCAGTAGTTGGTGCCGCAAGATATACTGAAAACCCAGATGCAGAAGTATTGTGCTTAGCCTACAACTTGAAAGACGGCTCTGGAGCAAAACTATGGAAACCTGGAGATCAATTACCTAAAGATTTATTGAATTATATTTCATCAGGGAACCTAATTGAGGCCTGGAATGTTGCATTCGAGTTTTGGGTATGGAATAATATCTGCGTACGAAAGTACAATTTCCCTCCATTACTTCCTCTCCAAATACGATGCGCGGCTGCCAAGAGCCGCGCCCACGCCCTACCCGGTTCTCTTGATCCTGCGGGCAAAGTGGTAAATATTAAAAACAAAAAAGATAAAGACGGTAAACGATTAATCACTAAATTCAGCATACCTAGAAATCCGACATTGAAAGATAAACGACTTCGCATTACTCCAAATGATGATCCCGAAGATGCTTCAAATCTTTATAAATACTGTTTAAGAGATATTGAAGCAGAAGCTGAATTGTCTTCATTAACTCCAGATTTATCAGAAGATGAGTTGAAATTCTGGCAATGCGATCATGCTATTAATGTTAGAGGCATTCAAATTGACATCGAGCTTATTAATAATTGTATTAGCATTTTGGAACAAGCCTATAAAAAATATGATGAAGAATTATGCAAGATTACGTGGGGAACGGTCAGTTCTGCAAGTCAATTACCTAGTCTGAAAAGATGGATGATTGAACAGGGTATACCTGTAGATAAATTAACTGCCGATGACTTGGAAGATTTAAAAAAGGTAATACCTAGCAATCGACCTGAAATACATAGAGCTTTAGACATACGGTCTATGACTGGTTCGGCTTCTGTTAAAAAACTCTATGCGATGGCAAATCAAGTAACACGTGACAATCGTCTACATGATTTGTTTATTTATCATTCAGCACGTACCGGACGCGCGGCAGGTACTGGGCCCCAACCTCAGAACTTGCCGAATAGCGGGCCAAATGTCAATGAATGTATTTGCGGTAAATATTATCGAGTTCATGGAGATTGTCCATGGTGTGGTTCTCTTAAAGATAAATCTGTTGAATGGAACCCCAAAGCTGTAGAAGACGCCATTGAAATATTAAATACTGGCAGCCTGGAATGCGTCGAATATTATTTTGGCGATGCGGTTGAAATTATCTCTTCATGTCTTCGAGGTATGTTTATATCTGCTCCAGGTAAAGACCTAATCTGTTCTGACTACAGTGCGATTGAAGCAGTAGTATTAGCGGCTTTAGCGGGAGAACAGTGGCGACTAGATGTATTTAATACTCACGGTAAAATTTATGAAACTTCGGCTTCTAAGATAACCGGAGTTCCTTTAGAAGAATACGAATTATATAAATCATCTTCTGGAACCCATCACCCTGACCGTAAATTAGGAAAAGTGGCAGAGTTAGCCTCAGGTTACCAAGGTGCACGAGGAGCGTGGAAAGCTTTTGGAGCAGATGAATTTTTCACTGATGAAGTCATTGATGAAAAAGTTAAAGCATGGCGCGCGGCATCTCCTAATATAGTGAGACTTTGGTATGGATTAGAAAGCGCTGCGCAAAGTGCAGTATTAAATTCGGGAGAATGGTTTGAATATAAAGGATTAAAATACATCTGTAAACAAAATATACTATACTGTCGTTTACTATCAGGTAGATTAATAACTTACCATAAACCAATATTATCACCTCATGAAAAATTTGAAGGTAAACTATCACTCAGTTTTGAAGGTTGGAACACTAATCCAAAGTACGGAAAAATTGGATGGGTGAGAATGAGCACATATGGGGGCAAATTAACCGAGAATGTTGTGCAAGCTACCGCGAGAGATATTTTAGCGCACGCTGTGATTAGATTAGAAACCATCGGATACAAAGTCGTATTACACGTGCATGATGAAATCGTGGTTGAAATAGAAGAAGGATATGGCTGCGTGGAAGAAGTAGAAGCTATTATGAGCGCAATGCCAGAATGGGCAAAAGGGTGGCCGGTCAAGGCTAAAGGAGGTTGGAGAGCTAAGAGGTATAACAAATGAAATACCTATTAATAGTGTTGTTAATAAAAGGATGTACAAATCACGTAGAGACACAATTTATCGGTCATTATGAAACAAGAGTGCTATGCGAAAATCAAAAAGATACTTTAAATAAATATCATAACACTGAGCATTTTCTTTGTGTAGTGGAGGACAAATGAATCACTTGGATATGTTCAGTGGTATTGGAGGCTTCGCTCTAGCCGCAAAATGGGCGGGTATAGAAACAATCGGATTCAGCGAAATAGATAAATTTTGTTGTAAAGTTTTACAAAAGCATTGGCCAACTGTCAAAAATTATGGAGACATTCGAAATATTGACGAATTGCCCCATGCGGATTTAATGACGGGAGGCTTTCCATGTCAACCATTCAGTAGTGCGGGAAAGAAAAAGGGGAAAGAAGATGAACGATATTTGTGGCCACAATTCTACAGAGCAATCAAACTCTCTAAGCCAACTTGGATTATTATCGAAAATGTTAAGGGAGCAGTTGACTTGGCACTCAACACGGTATGTACTGATTTGGAATCACAAAATTACGAAATGCAATCATTCATTATACCAGCTTGTGCCGCGAATGCGCCCCACCGAAGAGATAGGTTATGGATCATTGCCCACTCCAACTGCAAGCGAATTGACCTCAGGTTCAGTGATTGGCAAGAACGACGTGTACAAGAAAACAAAGACTGGAACTTGGAGGAAATACAATCAGAATGGGAAGAACTCATCTTTAACTCTTGGTCGATTATGCAAAATAGAGACTGGCTCAAAAGTAACTTCTTGGCTTATGGAGCGCTTGATGGGATATCCGACGAATTGGAGCGATGTAAAGCGCTCGGAAATTCAATCGTGCCTCAAGTAGTTTTCCCAATATTAAAATTAATAAAAGTAGTTGACAATCTATAGGCGATGTCCTATAGTTATTATGTAACTTAAATTAACACGGAGAGTAAATTTATGGACAAGGTTTTAGAATTGGCATTAGTATTATCTATAGTAGCAATAGCCGCTTATTCAATGAAGTTGTCGCATGATTCCATTCAAGCCATGCAAGAAATGAATAAGCAAATTCAGATGATGTTCGTTAAAAGCTAGGAGGTTTTAATCATGGATGAAGAAAAACCGGAAGTAATTAATAGATATAAAAATGGAAAATTGTTCTCTGAAACGAGAATTAAAAATGAAGGTAATAAACAGATAACAAAAGTAACAGTAAAAATTGAACAGAAAGATGATTGTTTTACAAGTTGTTTTAAATCGATAACAGAGTGTTTTAAGAGAAGATAGTTTTAACGGAGTAAAGGAGATGTCAGAACCCTTAAGATTTCAGGCCAAAGAAACCAAATCTTAAGGTATACAGAGAGCATCTCCCTAATCCTAATTTAACTTAACTTAAAGAGGAATATATAAATGAAAGAGAGTACCTTCATAATATCCGCAATAACGACGGTAGTAATAATAGTTGGTTCAGCTATGATTGGAATCCCAAAATATAGCGTTTGGACTTCTACCCTTTCTGGGGAAGCTGAACTTAAACATGCTGAATGGAACCGACAAATAGCCGTCAGAGAAGCAGAAGCTAAAAGAGATTCCGCGAAGTTATTGGCCGAAGCAGAAGTAGAACGTGCAAAAGGAGTCGCTCAAGCTAATCAAATAATCGGAGATAGTTTAAAAGAAAATGAGCAATACCTGAGGTACTTGTGGATTGATTCATTAGCTCACACTAAAGATCAAATAATTTACATTCCTACCGAAGCAGGAATGCCTATTTTAGAATCAGGTAGGCCGCATAATAATAAAATATTGAACATTGCTAAGGAAATTCTACGATGAGCGAAGACGTGATTAACCATCCAAAACATTACACATCTTCTGAGGCCGTATGTGAATCTTGCGGTTTCCCTATTGAATGTATAGATGTAACCCGGCATATGGGATTCAATGTAGGAAATATCGTAAAATATCTTTGGAGATTTAGAGATAAAAACGGGCTAGAAGATTTAAAGAAAGCTAAATGGTATTTGGAAGATTTGATTAAACAGATGGAGGTTAAACCATGAAAGACCCATTTTACGATATCATTTTTCCACTATGTGTTGGTTTAGTAACATCCTGCGTATTGGTCATCACTATTTGTATTATTAGGAATTTTGGATAAAAAAACCGCCCGAAAGGGCGGATAACTTAAAAGGAATTTGCTAATCATACTCGACTATTGATTTAATTTCAAACATTTTCTTTCTATTAATTTCTTCTTCTTCTAATTTTCTAAGACGTGCAATCTCAAGTAATGCCCCATTTGAAAAATGTATTGGTTCAGCAGGTATTAATTTCCACGGAGTATACCAAGATTTTTTGAATTGAATACCGAAACCACCTTTAACAAATTCAACTACTCTGTATTTTTTCATTTTTTATATACTCTTTTATGAATTCTGTTAATACTTCAGTCATTGATTTGTCATTTTCTATACATTTTGTTTTGAATCGAATGAATAAGTCTTTTTCTATTAGAAAATTTATATTGTGCATTAAATGAAGGCCGACATATTGTATTAGTGATGTTTTTAGAATATGCCGGTCTTCCCTCCGAATCATTAATTACATAAATCATTATACATTAAAAACTCGGAGATGGGAAGTCCGATTTATACATTCCGTGCGGTTGTTCGGAATATAATTCAAAATCACTGGCTTGGTTTATTCAGTCTGATTCAAATCTAGCCATGTCGCAATTGGATGAATTTTTAATAGTCTGTACACTATTTTTTAATTCATTTAAAGTATTTGCCTGTTGGTATTGAGAGCCACCAAGCAAAGTGATTATCACACTTAACACGGAAATTACTATATTTTTCCAGTTCATTTCTTTTCCTCCTTTTTGTTGGACTTACCAGTAAGATGCAGATTTATTCCAAAGCCAACTGCCATGGCTGTACATCCACTAGCGAATTCCATGGCAGACCAACCATGACCAAGAAAAGCATTGTAGAAAGCAAGCATGTAGTAAAATGTAAAGCTCATGGCACAAATGATACGTCCATTGTCGAATTTCTCATGATCGTGAGAAGTTATACTATCTTTAAAGATTTTAAATAAGATATTCATAGTAAAGCCCTCCGTATCCAGCCTTCTAAATTTTTTAATTGCCTTCGATTTATCCTAACACGGTTTAGGTAAAATTTCACCAATTCGAGCCGTAGGTGATCGCCCATATGACATTCTGGTAATTTATTTAGCATATCAATAGTTTTAGAACCGAATATCCCATCTTCTTCTACCGATAATTGAATGGAATTAATTGCTTTTTGAACACATGTCGATGCTGACTGAGGGGAGAGATTTACGAATATTAAAAGTAGTTGAGTAGCTATTGCAGAACTTCTTATGGAATTTAATTTATATTTTAACCAAAAATCTTTATAATAAATATCTATAGCGGAATCAATTGTTAAATTTTTAATATCTAAATTTGGATAAGACCTTTTTGATATCCCATATTTCGTTTCGCCTCCTGGATCATCAGGGTCATTAACGTAATCCCCCTCTATTGAAAGGAGGACTCCGATAGATTTTTTAAAATTTAGGTCTTGATAATCCAATTCATCACCAAGGAAGGTTGAATATTATTATGTGGTTGGCCTGCCCCTCCGGTTACGCTTCCGGTTTGGGTATCTGGTCCACCGGCTTTAAAAGTGAAAGGATGACCACTACCTCCACTAATACTAATTTGATTTATATGAAAACCTGGGAGTGTCGAATGCGTATGGTCTCCTATTTGAGCGGCGGTTAGTGTTACGCTTTCGGTTCCTCCTTGGCTTCCTACGGTATTTCCTAAAGTTCCACTGCCAGTTCCTCCCGCTCCGACAATAACTCTACGCGCCATAAAGGGAAGTTGAAAAGTCGTAGTTCCATCCCCGGCACCAAAAGCCGTGCCGATTGCAGCAAATAAAGATGCATATGTTGTTCGGCTAATTATCGCCCCATCGCAGAATAAATACCCAGATGGAAGAACAGTTCCAGCAAAAGCAGAAACTACACCGGCTGGCACTGGGTTTCCACTAACTACCTGCCAAGAAGGATCAGTAGGAAGCGTGGTATTTCCTTGAACTTGGTTTTCATAAATCTTAAATCCTGATCCATCATCATATCTAACATAGGCATAAAGATCATATGGAAATGGCGAACCTAAATTATCTGCCGTCGTGATAAAATCCGGAGTCCCATGTGTTTGATATTGGTTAATAGCATTAGTAATATCATAATAAAGTCTATTGGTATCATCTCTAGGAATAGGAAGAGCCGCAGGGTCAGTGGTTAAATCCAATGCATAGTCCGGCCCCCACCCTTCATCATAACTAACAGACCCACTTCCCTGTTTTGCATCAGGAATTCCAGTCCCTTTATCTCCATTAAGAGCAAAAGGATATACAAAAAACTTAGCCATTATTCTACTCCTCTAAGGTGGCACAATATAATTTACATTAACGCCCGCTGGTTTAGGCAATAGCTCATAACTAGCGATAACATTAAGAAGAACGGGATTTATATTAAATGCAAATTGGTAGGTTATAGTCATATCGAAATTATCTATCATCCAGGCTCCGCCCATATCTCCAAATAGATAATTTAAAAACTGATTAACTTCAGTAACCGCGCCTCTACTTACCAATTGATAATATTTTAATTGAAGAGCTATTCTTTGTTCATCTTCAGATAAAGTAGGTACAACTAATGCACCAGCTAAATTACCATGAGTGAAATTTAGATTTTCATTAACTGTAGGAAAGGGTAACTCATTAAATCCCCATACTGGCGCATCTGGATCAGGAGATGCAGTTGGAACAAATAAAGGCAAATCTAATAAAATAGACCAAACAGTTAAACCAAATAAATTAGCTGTAGCCAAATTGAAAACATTCGAGTACCAACCATCCCAAAAAAATGTACCATAAATAGCATCCCATACATTCTTATTTACTATTAATGTTTTAACATTTTCGGAATTTTCATATTGCCAAATTAATACGGCAAGAACATCAATGTTGTAATCAAGGATTTCAATTTTCATAAAATGATCACCGTGATATCACTAACTGCAATTGTGGCAATTTGGAATATAGAAATGGCCAAAGTGTTAGTTGAATAAGAAACTGGAGACTGCAAAGAAACTTCTACCAATGTAACAAAAATCGACCTATTGTAAAAATTTATGGCTCCGGCTATTTCAAAAGGTGAAACACTTGTTCCTACTGTAAATCCAGCTTCTCCCGGGATTAAACCAGCAGCATAATTTAAAATAGCATTTTGTACGGCAGTAACTGGATCGGATAAAGTATCTGAAACCCGTATGGTGACCCTGATTTTAACAGGAACCGGGGTTGGTCTATCGAATAAGATATTCATAACCTGACCGCTAAATGGTTCAGTATAACTTACAGTTACCGGTATGCCTGCGCCATTAGTATATTGGCACCCACCATTTTTTTTAGCTACCAAAGTTGTGGCAATATCATTATCTGTACCACCGTCTACGCATACATAGATGCTATTAGGGTTCATGGTCACGCCATCTATTACTTCAGTCGTAGTTAGCACATTTTCTCGGAAAGTAGCACTGTGCACGTTGGGGGTGGCATATAGGCCAGAAAGAATCGCTTCTGCTAATCCTTCGCCTTGGATTGCTAAAGTATTTTTTCTATATAATCTTAATGCATCATCGCTTTGCGTTTCTGTTCCGATTATTGCTGCGCCGCTATTAGTAACAGTTTCCCAGCCTAAAACAACGCTAATAATTTGGGTTAATGTTCCTGGGCTAACTGCAATTGGCCCAGCATTCAATGCTTGGAAAGTTACATCAATGGAACCGCCAACAGGTATTGTTACTGAAGATACGGTTTGAAAGATTTGCTGGCTAACAGTTTCTTTAGCTTGTGAACCTGACGGGATGATGGTTCCGGCTACTCCAGTAACTGTACCAACTACGGTGCTAAAAGTAGCAACAGTTCTTTGAATACCAGTTAGCGCACAAATGGCATCTAGAAAAATACCTCCGGCTAAATTAGGATTTATTTGATTGGCCACTGTAGCATTATTAACCGCTATTCCATCGCGTGATTGGGTTTCTGCGGCTATTAATAAGCCCTGGGGGGTATTAGCGGTAACGATTAAATCTTGTCCAAATAATGCTCTGTACTCCGCTATTACTTGGTTATTAATAACTTCGGTATCTGGTATGATTACGCCATCTGGTTCTACATATTGATAAACATCACCCGACGCTGCCATTAGTCACTACTCCCACACCATAAATGGTTCGAATTGTAATCGTATATGTTAAAGTATTATCCGATATATTTGCTAAAAAAGATACCACTTCGGATACTCCATCTATCGCCAATATGGTAGCTCGAACAGCAGCTTCATATTGTTGTAAATTAGGAACTCCCACCCATACCACTTGAAAATTAGGTAATCCTTGATTAGTGGCGAATATCATTTCGCCTAATATGGTTTTAGCCGCATGAGCACAGGCTTGCAAAGTTCCTTGTAAATTAAACACGATGGCTAAATTACCATCTGTCCCCAGATAGATATCGTTATCTGAATTAACTGCAAAACATTGCGCTGTCATAAAATATCCTTATGGGGGTGGAGGAGCAGGAACGCCACCCGCAAATGCGGTAAGAGCATCCCCTTTTCCATTCACGTAAATGTTTCCGCCAAAATATGCAGCATATATGGTCGTTGCTATTCCGGTACAGCTAAATCCAGCCTGCATTCTTGTTAAACCTTGTACAATTAATTCTCCAGTTACCGTTGTGGTTGGCGCGTCGAGAGTTAAATCCGCCGCAGAAGTGATTACCACTCCTGTAGAGTTTACTTCGACAGAATTACTCCCTGAAGACATTTTAATAGCTGTCGAAGATAGAGAAAGCTTAACCGTACCGTTTAAATTTTGTAAAACAGCATTTCCGTCTTCTCCAGTAACGCTGTATCCCGATAAAACAGAAGGTATGAATACCCCATCCGAAAAACTTTTGACTCGATATGTATTTGGAGGTGATTCTGAATAATTTTGTAAAAATAAACTAATGTCTCTGTCATTGGCTAAAACAAATCCTAAATCACCTACGGTCAATGGAAAATTTAAAATGTACCCGCCGCCGCCAAAGTTGATCACAGGGATATTTGCGATTTGCGCGCGACTGACTTGTGTGCCGGAGGTAGACACCATCGCAATCATTAATTCAACCTGGACTCTATTAGCTGTTCTATCATATGCTAGAACGCGAGCGGGTAGCATACCATCTACATTGCGCAATAATTGACTAAAAGCAAATGAAATTACTCCGGCGAGCGTATCATTGTCCGCAGGATTAATGTTTGGGTTATTTCCTCTGCTATCGGTCATGATCTACGCGCAGCCTCCGCAATGTAATAAAACGGTGTTTCTCTGTTAGATATTTCAAACCCTAGTTTATAGATAATGTAACTGCCATTTATGGCTGGATAAATTGAACTAACAATGTCCAATCCACCCCCTAACCTAGATATATTATCCAATAAATATTTCACTCGTATGCCTTGTTCTGTTATTTCGGGAATCCCTATCATCCCATTTGCAGAACTTAATTCTCTAGTAGCACCACGGATAGGGACTGCTTGATCCTTTACCACTAGTATATCATCATCTATGAAAGCTACGGAACCCGCACTACCTAATAAACTAACTTGATCTAATGCTGATCCATTAAAAGTATAATTACTAATATTTTTATTAGTCGCTTGAAAGTTTAATATCGTGTTAGTATCCTGTGCAATACCTCTGGCTATATCTTGCAATGTAGCTATGCCTGGTTTATTTCTAGCTAAAACAGTGCCTTTAGTATAATTTCCAGTTAAGCATTTTAAAACAACGGTGACATCAGGAGGTTGTGAAACAAGAGTGCTCACAATATTACCGCTATAAATTAACGTTGTTCCATATGATTGTCGTCCTGCATAAAGCTTTAAAACCTTAGGTGTTCTATTTTGATTAAAAGGTGATGTCTCAGTCAGAATATAATCTTGAGTTACCTTATCTAAATTAGTGATCGTTATTTGAGCTTCATTTTGTAAAGCATTTGCATATTTAGTTCCCGTAGCTTTTATTAAAATTTCATCATATGTCTTCGTTTCTCCATTTACTTCTATGGATACTTGGACAATCCTAGGGTCTAATTGATTCGTCATGTAGACATTGCTCTTAATTGGTCTAACTCAATTTGAGATAAATAGATCAATTGTTGAGTAATGTTAAATTGATCATAAAATGGATAATCTCCGTTTTCAGTATTAAATATGAAATTCCCATTTTCTAAATACCTATACGGAATTATTGGATAATAAGGCATAACCCTAATGCCTAATACGATAGGGACATTATTACGAATGATATCCATAGCCATAATATTAGTGGTTACATAAAGAGCTAAATCATACGCATTTCCATCTAAAGTAATTGAAAAAGATTGATTCGGTATGGGGCTTATGGGAACAATAATCATCCAAATAACCTCGAAAAAAAGTTGCCTCCACTATTAATCAAATATTTTAGTGCAGATTGGTCAACTGTATTATTGGGAGCGGCTTGACTTTGTTGAGCCCCACGGTTCACTTCGCTACTTTGTTTAACATTCTCTGGAGAATAATCAACCGCTGTGATTGCAAATTGAGCTTCTTTTAAAGTTAAAGCTAAAGTCAAAGCATTATATTGATCCGGATTTTCTTCATGAGGCATTGAGGCTATTAATTGATTATAATATGACCCCGATTTAGTTTGCACGATTAGCAATGTTGCATTCAAATAAAATTGGCGAATTTGTCGATAGGTATCCTGATAATCTCCCGGCGGAAGAATAAAAGATAATTCAATTTCTACTGGTAAAATAACCCGATGGTCTGTGATAGTTGCACCTGATTCTAGAGGATGTTCCATCACTCGTGCTTCTTCCTTAACCACGGCTTTTATTGCGCGTGCTCGAGGAAATACCTGATTGAAGTTTTGATCCAGTACTTGTACTTGATCATAGGCAGCCGTAGGTAAAAGAGTTTCTAATATATTAGGCATTAGATTAATTGACCTCCGGCGTAATTATTTTGCAATTGGCGCATCTGCCTTTGGAGTTCTCCTCCAATTGCTCCTGCTATCCCCGTAGCATCTGTAGCTGCCGTATTGATCTGTAATTCACCAATAGTTAAATTTATTTCTTTATTATTACCATTGTTAGAATTTAATAGTTGTGATCCAAGCTTAAACCCTAATGGAACATTATTAGCTTCATCAATAGTTTTTTTAGCTTGAGGCAGAAAAGGAAAGGAGACATTTGCTCCTTGAGCTTTTATTTCAGCCAATCCACCTTCTATAATAGGAGACACCCAATTTTTTAATATTTTTGCTGCTTCTATTATTGTATTTATTTTATCTAACATTTGTCCTAGGAACCAAAGAACTCCTTTTGCTCCTATTTTGATTGCTTCAAAAACGCCTTGTACTACATCTTTTAGTTCTGGCCACCTTTTTAACATATCTCCGATAACAGATTCACCGCCGCGCCTAAAAGTTTCAATATCATCATACGCTAAAGCAAAAGCAGCGCCTAAAAGAGCAATCGCTCCAATAAAAATAAATAAAGGAATATTGGCTAATATTATACTCCCGGCAATTCCAGCAAAAACCGCAGCTACGGGTATTAATGCTCCTTTTACTAATCCAGAATGCTTTCTTATATAAATTACAAAATCAGTAACTTTGTCTAATACTTTATCAATAGCTGGAATAATTTTTAACAAATAATCTCTTGTTAAAGATTGAAATCCTTTTCCAAGATTTTGAGTACTTTCTTGAAAATGTTTGAAAATAGCCGCATCTCGTGCTGATACTACTCCCAATTCTTTTTGTCTTCTTATTAATGATTCAACTTCACGTCGTCCTTGCTGAAGTAAGAGAATAGTAGGCGTATCTAGACCTAACATCTTTCCATATTGGAGCGCTTGAATTCGATTTAGTCTAGAAAATTGATCTGCTATTTTAGGAAGAAGTTGTAAAGCGATTGTAGGAGTTGTTCCTAAATGAGTAGCTAAAGATTCTAAAGTGCGCGCAAATCCTTCGACAGTTCCACCAGTTTTACGTACAGCCGATCCCCATGCATCAAGTTCTTCTATATTTACCGCTAAGGCTTGAGAAGCTTGGGTTAAATCAAAAGCATACCCTACGGCTCGAGTTAAACTAGAAAAAACAGCATATAAAGATAACCATTTACGTGCAAATTTATTTAAAGAGGCATCCATTCTAACAATAGAATCATTAACGCTTTTGAATCCTTTTTCAGCGTCTTTTGAATCTGCTTTAAATAAAATATAAAAGGTATCTAAAATTGCCACTTTATTTCCTCGCAGCGTCTTTTTTAGCCTCTTTAATTGCTAAAAATTCGTTCATTTTAGTAACAGCTATTACTTCCCAGATTAAAAAAGCTTCTTCCAAAGTATATACCGTTTTTAATTCGTGGTAAGTGGCTTTTCCTTCTGCGATAATTGTTCCAAAGAGTCCATCAATGTTTTTGTAATCCACGCTGGAACCTTCTGGGCTAAACCGCTTAAGAAAGTCGAGGCTAGCCCGTTCTGAAAAAAACTGCAATTATACTCTATAACGGCAGCTTCTAATTTCATCAGAGTTTCCCAATCTCGCGTATGCTGATTGATTAGAGCTTCATTAGCTAAAGCTATCGTAATATCATTAATGGGTACTGAAACATATTTCATCAACTTAAGCATTATTTCTTGATTAGCTTTGTATTCTCCAACTTTTGGCAAAGAAGTAAGCGGATAATTACAAATTATTTCCCGTCCTTCAATCGCTGGAAATTTGTGTATTATAAATTTTCTACCATTAACCTCGATTTGTTTTGGTTCTAACATTTTATATTCCTATTTTATTTTCAAAATTAAATGTATAAACTTTAGTCTTCATACGTCCATCATTGCTAATTGAATTAGCCGGCATCCCTTCAACAATAAATCCATTAGTAAAATTATCAAAATTCCCATTTGGATAACGAATGTTCAAAGTAATAATATCTTGAGCACCTTGTTTTCCTTTACCAACTCGGTTTGCTTCTAACAAAATACCAAGAGTAATATCGTCGATACTAGCTGGAATTACGCTCAGATTAACTACAATAGGGTTGGCTTTTGACCAAGTTAATAAATCCCCATTTAATCCCATCGCGGTGCTGCCAATTTGAAGAGATGGGATGTCAATAGCGTCAGTATCATCAGAAAATTGAGTAATCACATATCCGAACGGCAAAGTATTGGAAGCTTTAACCGTGACGACCGCACCAAAACCTGAAATAACTTGTGTCATGTTCTAACTCCCTTTTAGATCAATACTTGTTGTCCAGTTATTAAATTAATATCATCATCTTTACTGTAGATCAAAGTATATACTGCTTTATATTCAGTTAAACTGGTATTTGGGTTAACATAAGGAACTATGTCACAATTTACCCAATAACCTATTGTTTGAACTTGATACCAAGCATTTGGATCACCCGTTGTTGAAGTGATGAAAGCTTTTTGATCTGCTGTTAAAATCTTATTGGCACTAATTGTTCCATTATTGGTAGCTTCTTCTATAACTGCCTGTAGGACGGCCAATATTTGACTTTGACCATTTTTATTGGCTGGAATCCGATTTTGATTAATCAAAAGATTCATTAAAGAAGATTGCGCAGCATCTTTTAACCACATTTCATTAGCGTAAAGATTTAAGAAAAGGGGAGAAACTGCTAACCCCATCATTAACCCTCTTTGATAGAAAGCAAGAAGAACTCCTGCGGTTTGTGTGACTCCATAGTAATTTACTCGAATTCCATCATAAAAATTAGCATCTGAGTTTGTGGTAACACTTGGTGTCAAATTGAATTGTTGGAACATGTAATTTTGTACAGAATTTGGTTGATCATAAGCTGTAGCCGCTAACACCATCATGGGCCCTTGTTCTGGATATTCAGTTGCCAAAGGGGATAATGTTATTTGAGTACCTGCGAAGCCACTTAAGACATTCGTGTATTGAATGGCAATAGTTTGATTTAATACAGGCACACAATATATGAAAGATACATTTTGCGTAGAATTCCATTGGGCAATATCTGTAATATCATCAATTCCTAATCCGCCCATAAACAAAAATGAGCCAAAATTATTAGAAGCTTCTGCGGATATAATCAATGCATCAACTGGAGATAAAACAGCAATACCGTTTATCCACCGTAAAGTAGCACCGCTCACCCACCCTAACGCTGTGCCGATTGGCGTTCCGGCTGTTCCTTCTTGAACGCTAATAGTAACATCTTGTTCATCTCCACCTAGGAAATTGAAGCTGCCTCTTGTGGCATCATAGGTTACCGTAGCACCTGTAAACTGAATGCCTCCTGCCGTGAAAGCCTGAATAGCGGTCTCAACCGTGCTAGCCACGTTGGCTAAAGTAAGGTCTGCTGTAAAATCTAGACCTGTGAAAGCATGAGTCGTAGACCCAATCGTAAGCGTGAAACTTCCATCGGAAACTCCAGAGTATATCCCAATATTTTGGGTCTGAATGTTTCCTAAAATTTGAGGAGGAGTTGCACCTATGCCATCAGAGACAATTAAAGTCGGACCGGATACCCATCCTAACAAGCCACCAATAGGTTCTCCAAAAGTCCCTTCAGTAACTTGAATAACAGCGGGTAAGGTATTATCTCCGCCTTGTAGATTGAAACTACCTCGGATCGGATCATATGTTACTGTTGCCGCAGACCATAAAGTTCCAGCGCCACCTAACCTAATTCCCGTCTGTAAGATACTTGCAACGTCTGTTAGACTTGTAGCAGTGGTAAAATTAAAAGCAGAAAATGCAGAAGTATATTCACCCATCGTTAGGCTAAACGTACCACCCGTAATGGTATTATACATACCTATGTTTTGAGGTTGAATATTACCAAAAATCTGAGGGAAAGTAGCAGTAGTCGCATATCGAGCAAAATCAATGGAAGGTGGGATATTTCCATTTTTACTCACCCAAGAAAAATAAAAAAGTGCTCGTTTATATTCTTCTGATGATGTACCAAACCAAGTGCCTACTTCTGAAGCACTGGTAAAATTAATGAATCCATTAGTAGGTACCAATTCATTTTGAGTAAATATCCTACCGATTAGACTTCTTCGAGGTACGGAAGAACCAGCACCAACGCTGGATATAATATTTACATATCTAGTTATTGAAATCGCCATATCGATATCGCTCCCTTAAACCCTAAAAATGTCATACTCAACGTGGTCTACAACGTTACCGGTAGAAACCCTAGTTTGTGTATGGGTTAATGTAAAATCAAAACTTGGTGAAGCTTCAAAATTATCCATATCGTCCGTAAAATAACCATTAGATACGTCCGTTATTCGTAAAATTCCTATGCCATTATTGTACAGTATATCTAAAGTATTATCACTCTGCATTATTGCGGATACTTCATTTACTAAATCAGAAGCCGTATATTGATTAGGAGTAGACGGATTTTGTCTAACTAAAGCGCTTATTTGAAAAGTGGTTTCATACATTTGTTCTTCAGTATGTTCCATAGTTAAATTAGAAGGATTCCAATTATTGAATCTCCCTAAAAATCCATATCTATGGTCGGCTATTTTATAAAACGTAACAACTGGACTTAAGGAAACACCCTGCTGCGTAGGCTGATTTGCTGCAATTACTTTCACTCCGGTATAGCCGTCAGCCGTTAATCCAGTTTGGATTATTGGAAGAAAAACTTGTATTAATTGATTATCTAACATTCAATTAGCTACCTGGTAAAATTAAACAACAAAGAACCCCTTTCCACTTATCCATAGCAAACCAATCATTATTCGATTCGCATTGAAATCTTTGCCCATTAAAAACTATTTGATCATTGGACACGTCTCTTTGTAAATCAATTATGTCATTAAGTGTATAAAAAGTGTAATAACTTTTTTGAAAATCTAATCCATATGCTTCATATAAATTTCTAGGAACTGGTTGAAAACTTCCATTTATATCTAAAGGCTCATCATAAGTGGTTACCCATTGCCCCACGGAATTAAGAGTTCTAGGTAAGGCACGATAATACGTAACTATCTGTCGATTAATAACCGTTAATGCGATACTGAGTAAATTCGATCCAGGTACTTGCATTAAGATTTCTCCACTACATTAATCAAAGTGGCAAGCATGTGACCAGTATCCACGAGGGGCTTATATAAATTTCCAATTTCAGCTTGGGTATAAGGTCTTCCTTTTCCTCCCAAACCTCTTTTAGATAATCTAGCCTGTATTGTTTTAAATGATAATGAGGGAGTATATATTTGAGTTATTTTTGTTCTTATCTGTCCAGCCGCTTTTTGTCCTATAATCTCAAAAATATCCGAAGCTCGTAATTTACCTTGAATTACTTCTTTCGATTTTCTCTTAGCTATATTTGACCAATCATTTTTATATTTTACAATAGTTGGTCTCATAAATGGGCGAGGGGGAATATTTTTAGGAGAATATCCATATTCTTGAATCGTGGCCACATAGGCTACTTGTGTTCCATCTGGATATTTAGCCCCTTCAAACCAACCCACTTTCCCTACTTGAGTATCTAAGGTATCTAAAGCTACTTCTAAGTAATGACGATCTTTTCCTTTAATCCTTCTGACTAGCATGTAAATTTTCCTCCAACTCTACGAAATGCTGAAAGTTCAGGAAAACCACCAATATAATATCCGCCAACAGCATTTGCCTGAAGCATGGCTAATAGCTGTTGACCATAGGGAGAAGTATTTAACCACCATTGCCATTGATTTCTGATAGGGGCTATAGTAAGTCCAACCGATACTTTATCAATTGTTGCAGTGTTAACAATAATAGCGGTCTGCCCTTGCGCGATTAAACCAGCAATATAAAGTAAATGCGCAGTCATTAAATTTAAAGCTAAGGTACGGCAATGTACATCCAAATCCCAACAAAACCCATACGTTTGATCAGATATGTAACAAATTGCCATATCCCAATACATCTGAAGCATAGCATCGGGATACGTGGTCGCATTCGCATACGCAGGAAATTGTTGTCTAAATAATGTTGGGTCAAATACTATCGTAGTCACAATTATCCTCTCTTACGTTTGACTCCTTTTGGAATCGGCGCATTTTCGTCAGATTCATTAAAGTCGTCGGGAGTGATAGGCGCAGAATTATCTCTTTTCTTCATTTTAGCCACTACTTTTTCCATGTCTTCTTGTTTCTTTTCGACATGTATATGGCCTTCCTTAATATGTTCTTTAAAAGAATAATTATCTTTTAATACTTCGTAGTCGTCATCGTTCACTTGAGTAACGGCGCCACGGGGGGTAATGAGATGTTTATTAGCTACTCCAACTTTTCCATTAATTAAGATTTCATGCTCAATAATGGCGGGACCTAATTGACCAGGTTGTTGATCGCGGTATTTCGCATATCGCATGTCATTCGCTAATGTTGAATAAATATAATACATTATTATTTCTCCTCGAAAAAAGCCCGCCCAATTTAGGGCGGGATGACTTTTAAGTAAAACTAAATTCCTGAATATCGAACAACTGCCCATGGGCGTTTAACTAATACGCCAGCCGTGGCATTTGAATAATCTTCGATATATCCTTTCGCTAATTGTTGTACGCCAAGTACATAGAATTTAGCAGGAACATTTTGCATAAATGTTTTACCGTTATCGGTAGAACGATCTTGAATAGAATCCGCATACAGATAGAACACGTTTGCTCCACCATTTGCAGCATTCAATTCTGGCGCAGAAACAACACGAACCATCGGGTATGTTTCTTTCAGCCATTGCATTACGGAATAACCGAAATCCGTCGTGGTTGATAAACGATCAACAGCGGCGGTAGCTACTGCTAAAGTAAGCTTTACGCGAAATGGATCGATTACGTCACCAGATTGATTTCTAAGTGCAGAAATAGAAGTTAAGATATCTTTCTGAATTTCAGCATATGTTTTTGTTGACCATAATGGTGAACCACTAGCACCATTTGGTACGTTAACATAAGCTGGCAAACTTGGATCATTCAAAAATCCATAAGTTTGATTAGCTCCATTATTATATCCAAAAAAACCAACGGCATTACGTTGAATTTCTAAAGCTAAAGCGCAAGATTCGCGTTTTTCTTTAGAAGAATCAATTCTCATGCGTGCACTGCGAGCTTCTTCCAAACGGTCAACTTGCATACCTTGTTCAAAACGAACTACAGTACGATAGTTGAAGTTTGTATTCCAGCTAGCTTCTGGGACATTTTGAATATCACCATAAGGACGAGCGCGGTTTGTCAATTCCACGATTCCTTGGACAACTTGTTCATCTTCCCAAGAACCAACCGTATCAATACCAATGAATTCATCAATATTACGGGCTTGAGTAACTACATACACAAAACCAGGTAACCATTCTTGCAAGAATTGCAATGGCGTGCCAATGGAAGCCGTCGTAACAGTTGGCTGTAGAGCATCCATAGCCCAAGAAGCCATCTGTTGTAATTCTCGTTTTGGCAAATGAATACCAAGTTTTGATAAAGCTTGATATTCGGCAACTTTTTCAAAATTCGCAAGAGCGGCATAACCACGAGCCGGAAGCGAAGTATGTATTCTAGAGACTGTCATGTTATTTCACTCCTAAGCTAAGACGATTAATTTTGGATCAATGGTGATAACCGCTAATCCTGCCGCCGCAACTGTATAGTAATTCACATATGCATTTGCGAAAGTGCTACCTCCAGGAACGGGAGTAGACGGCGTAATCGTGGAAATAGCGCCCGTTGTGTTGTTAAATATTACATAATCCCCGATAGCGGCTGCGCCTGGAAGAGTAACAACCAAATCACCCATGCTAACAATGTCAGCTTGTGTATTATTTGGTAATGTTAAACTCGGAGTTAAAGTTTGTCCGCCAGTAGCAAACAAAGCATATTGTTTAGGATCAGCTAAAAATCCGCAGAATACGCCAGTGCCGCCAGCTTGAGCAATACCTTCGCTCACTAAAGTGTAAGCGGTTGCGCCAATAATATTTAATGAAGAAGTTGTAGATTGTAAAATATATGATTGAGCGCGGGTAGGACCATCGGTATAAAGTTCACCTGGCACTCCAAATCCCGATAAGCGAGATACTGTAGTTTGAAAAGCCATGATTATTTACCTCCTTGAAGTGCATTAGAAATATACGCGTCCACTGAACTTGACGGAATTTCCACGTTGTCCATAGCCGCTTTTACGTGAGGTTCTTTTTTAGCAGCAGCTAGATAGCCTTCTAAAATAGAACTTTCATGTCCTTTTTTACATTTTAGACCTAATCGTTTAACGCCGTATTCGGCAACTTCTTTTAAAGTTTTATCAGAATGGTCAAATGTACCAATATGATGAGATAAGCGCTTAGCCAAAGAGTCACGGGCAGATACTTCTTTAAACCATGATTTCTTCAAAGCATCCATACCGTGCTTGTCTTCTGGTTTTTTCATATCGCCTGGTTTTTCATCTTTCATTTCAACTTTTTCTTCTTCCTCTTCGTCTTCTTCCTCTTCTACATAATCGTCATCATCTTCAATTTCTTTTTCCTTTTGTTCGGCTTTAAGTTCTTTTTCACCTTCTTTTTCTAATTCCATTTCTGCATCTTCACTCTTTTTGCCAGATGCCATCATTTCTTTCATGCATTCTTGCAATTCTTTAATCATCGAATGAAGAGATTCTAAACTGACTTCTTCGTCCATGCCTTTCTTCTCTTGATCTGCCATTTTCTTAAACTCCTTTGCGTCTAATGTGATTCGAAAATCTGCCTTTTTACTATCCAACACTGCGACATCTGGACCCGATCTCCCTTCATCAACTAAGGCGACATGGTTTCCTCTAATTTCGCGCTGAATTGCATCATATGGTTGACCATTATACACCCCTGGAGCCAAATCGTACAAGCATCTGTATCCAATACTAAGCTCTTTTTTTCCGTTTTGAATTAAACTCATCAATTTCTCAGAAAATACTTTTAGATTTCCTCTTAAATATTCTCCGTCAAAAGATATTTCTTCTCCTATAACTCCTTGTATGCCTTTTTTTTCAGCAGGAGTTAGTCCATCATCAGATGCCCCAAGCATAACGTGATCATCAATCCAAGGGAGTAATCTAAATGATTCTAGAGTTTCTTCTTTTGATAATTCTTCAGCCGGTCGATACACATGATAAATAGTGTCTGGGTCTAAAGATTCATGAATTGTTTTTCCTAAGTAGGGAAATACTCCTGTTTTAGATAATGGGTTTTCTTTAATTTCATACCATCCATTAGTATCTGCTTTTCTTTTAGATGAAGATTCATCTGGGGTATTTGACATATTAAAAGGAACAATATTTTCTCCGATTAAAGGAGAATCTTTACCTTGTCTTTGCTTACTATATGCTATGGCCACGGCTTGTTTTTGAGGATAGCCAGAATTCACAAGTTCTGCAATATTTTGAGACAGAACTTTCTTACTTTTACCCTTCTTCAATGGCATAACTAAATTTCCTCTCCGTCTTCAAATTCTATTACCGGCACCATGGTGCAACGGCAATTTATGGCTTGTCCTGGGAATTGACCATTAACAAATCCCTCTTCGCCTTTTAGTGGTAAATCGTCAAAACTAAATACTCTTCCATCCAATTTCATATGAGAAAGTCTTGGATGTTGTCCGCCACCTGAATGAATCCATTCGAATTTTTTTACCCCAACGGACTGCATTCTTTGTTTATTAATTGTATTATAAGCTTTTCTTGTTTGATCTAAAGCCAATAATGACACACGGCGGTCAGATTGTCCACTGTACTTTTTTATCTCTGGTTCCAAATCTGCTAATCCATTACCAGTAGTAATTGAACGCATCACCGCACCAGATATTTTATCATAATATTCAGAAGGTATTGATTTAATCAAAGATACATTTTCATTAATAATTGCTTGTCCAACCTCTTCCATCCCCTTCGGAATCACACCCGTGTTTAAACTAACTCCTCCGCTCAATTGCTTAAGGCTAGTGTGTAAGTTAGATTGACTAGACTTTAAAGCATTTCCTAGCATATCTTTTGCCAGTTCTTTTGCTTTTAAGCTAAATAATTTTTCAAATTTTTTCATCAGTTTATTCAAAAGTTTTTTGGACTTAGAAGTTACACTTTCATCCATAGTGGCTTTTTTTTGTTGTTTAAAGAATTCTTTTGAATTTTCTGTTTTAAACAAAAATAAGATTCGTTTTTGCGTTTCTTTTACCATAAGGCGTGTTATTTTCAACAATTCTCTACGATATTTAAGTTGGTCACTTATATTATAATTCAAACGGGTTCCTTTTATAGAAACCGTTCTTTTTCTTACCCAGTCTGATTTTTTTTCTGTTAAGACTATTTTTCTACGCATCTTCTAGCTCTTCTTGGGGATCATTAGTATCTGGCAAAAAATCTTCTTCATGGACTAACCCATTATATCCAGAGGATGGATCATTTATAATACGTTTTCTTTCATCTTCTCCATTTATTGCTCCACTATTCATTAATAATTGCCCTGTTTCAGCTTTGGCCTTATTAACTAAAGCTTGTTCTTCTTCAGTCATAGCGTCTAATTTTTCCCACACTATGTGCGTATCAAAAGGAGTGATACCAAAAGTAGGGGCAATATACGAATGCATCAATAATAAATGATGCCGCTGAATTAGAGCGGTAACAGGAACTTGCAAACTTTCCAAGAATTCATGATAGCTAGATTCTTCAAATTCTCCTGTTGCATTAAATCCTTTGGGACTGGTTCCTAATAATTTAGTGGCAGGAACGTTACTGGCCGCAGCCACAATTTGATATTGAGTCATAATCACTGCATCTAGCTCTGATAGAGACACGTCGAACTGTTGATAATCCTCGGTTTCATCTATCGTAAATACGCCATAATTATCTTGGTTTTCTGTATTTTGAGTCATTCTTTTTATAAAATTTCCTTGATTTGCTAAGGCCATGGATGTGTCTGTTTTTATGACTTTCACTCGCTTAGTTAGAGCCAGCATAGGAGCTTCATTAGCCGTACGCTCGGCAGCATAAACTCGTTCATATATTTTTTGGGGAATCGGAATACCGCCATACATATAAGTTGGTTTAAGAATATCTGCCACTTCTTCTGTTCTATATATAACCAAATGGGTTCTGTGAATTAAAGTTCCATTTATTTGCCACCAAGTTGGTTCATAGAAATGTTCACTAGCGGGATTTCCGGCAGCTTCATCATCTAATAAGAAAGACATCCAATACGGATCTATTTGAGAAATTCCTTTATATGATCCTGGCGTAATCCCATCTATATTAAAAGGTTTGTAATAATACTCTGGATCATCTGAATCTACGATAAACATGGCAACTCGAATACCGAATACTCTTCCCATTTGCAAGAATTGCACAGTGTTGTGGTTTATATCATATTTCAAATCACCTTCTCGAAAGGCGTTTAATATTTCAGGAGAAATTTCTTCTCCATCGTTTGAAGTAATTTCATAGCCTTTTCTAACGGCATCCTGCGCCGGCATGAGACAGGCTTTACTTATCAACCAATGTTGGGCTAATAGAGCAGAATTTTGCCACCCTATGAATCCTTGAGAGGCATACCAAAGTAAAACAGATTCAGACATTCCGGTGGCATTGCTTACTGATTTAAATGACCCAATTGCTGAATCCATGGTGGAATTGATTTTACCTTTGATATTTTTTGAATTCAAAGGCTTAAAAGTATTTTCTAATAATCCTTCTAATTTCATCTTTCTTTCAAAAGAATCATCAAATGAATCAGTAGTAAATACCCTATTTTCAGGCTTTTTAATTTCTGGTTCAATTTTCTTATCTCTTTTAAAAATGTTTTTAAGGAATTGCATCGAATATCCCTCCGCCTCTTTTTTTCTGTGGTGAAAAAGCTATCATAACAGCATCCGCTAAGTTAGGGGAAGCCACGCCATCTGGAGTTTTATCAACAATTATTTTACCCACATTATTCTGGGTATAAGTCGGTCGCGATAATTCCGTTATCAATCTATTTAATTCTGGTAATTCTTTAGGAATACTGATTATATTTTCTACATCATACTCTATATTTTCGGTAACTGCACGATGTGTTTGTTGAAATCTTAATCGAAGTGACCACCACGCTTGGGCTTTTGCATTTGCGAAGAAGTCGAAATTAGTTCGGCCCTTCCCTGGACCTCTAGCTTGTCCTTGTTTCAAATATGGGTCTTTATCCGGGTCAACAACTTCTCCAGACCCTCTGAAACTATTGAAGCGTATGTCTTTAATGTTTTGGGAAATTCGTCTTTCGTTAATAACTCTAGCGTCTCCCCTAACACCGGCTCCCAAACCGTCTGCGTCATATAACACGCTAGCATAATCCAAAATATCGCATAAAGTGAAAACTTTTTCAACACTTTTAAAGATGTCCTCGCCTTTTCCAGACCAAGATTCCAAATATTCGAGTAATATGCCAAATCTACCGCAGAAAGCATTTTTATCTTTTCCTTCATCCGCTACGTCCATTCCCGCTATTCTAATTCCAGAAGGTTCTATCTTTAATTTTTTATGGGCATCTATAGCTGATTGAACCCATGCGCTTGGAATTAAAACACCCTCAATTGACGCAGAGTAATCTAAATCTACTTCTTGAGCAACCACTACTGGATCATCAAGTTGGTCGCATATTTTTTTATACCATTCATCATCTTTGCGCGGGTCATCTCTCCAATGCAACGTAAAAACAGAAACTTTCCCGCTGTGCCTTTTTTGGGCAAAAGGATTATTCATTCCTCTCGGTGTGCTAATATCTATTCTGCAATTTGTAGTATTTGATAAGGAAGCTTCTACTAACATCGGCCTAGGTAGCCATGCGGATTCATCAACAAAATAAATTGCTTTACGATCTCCACGCCCTATACCATCTCCTGCTTCTCCTGATATGACAGCGCGTGTTTCTGGAAAAGTAATTCTCATATGCGCTGAATGTTTTTTAGCATCCCACCCATTGCTAAATTCAGGAGGTATTACTCTAAGAAACATCCTTGCTTTTTCAAAGATAGATTTTGGGTCTCCTCTTTGGTCCACATATTCTTCTTTTCTACTTCCAAAACCAATGGAGAGCCCATCATAAAATAAACACATTGTGCAAGCGAACGCAATCGATAACCAACTTAATCCCATGTCTCTGCTTTTGTCACTTATTCCTCTTTCTCTATTTTTCCAATTATTAAATGCCCAATTGACCCATTCTTCCTGTTTTTCAAATAATAAAAAGGGAATACTGGCAGGTAATCCAATTTCAACATTTCTTGGATCACTAGTGCACCCCCAATCTATTATAAATTGAGCAGGATTTTCTTTGTAGAATAATTTTAATGCAGATAAGCATGACGGATTTTTACGAATAGCTGCAAGGCGTTCGACTCTATAGCCAAACACCCTTGCATAGTCAGGTTTTTTAAAATCAAATTCAAAAGGAATTGGCATTATTCTGCCTTATCTAATTCTTCCTTTGCTTTTTTATCTGCTTCTTCCTTCGCTTTTTTATCTGCTTCTTCTTTTGCTTTTTGTTCAGCTTCAATTTTTTCCCTTTGAAGTTTAGCGTGAGCTTCTTGAGCGGCTTTATTTAATCCATTTCTCACATTATCTACATATTTTTGCGGTAAATGGACACTAGATTCGCTCAGAACCGTGAATATTTCTTTAACTAACCCTAATGAAATTTCAACAATAGCATTATCTTCCATAATTTCCTCAAATGAAATAAATTAAACAACTATTATACTCTATCTATAGTTCAGAAGCTACTAGTAAGTCTCAATAATAGTAGATACTGAAGTTGTACCTGTACCAGAGGCCATTAGTCGATAAGTAGCTCCAGCAGGAACTAAGAAACTTAAAGTATTTGTTGCATTGGATAATGCAAGCCCACCTACTCCCCATTGTCCTACGGTTATATATCCAGAACCCGTATCTACTTGAGCAGTAATCACGCTAGTCTGAAGAACAGTAACTGAAATTCCAACTAAGGCATTCACGTGGACGTCAGCATTAACATTCGGAGTTCTTGGGGAATTGAAAGCTGGACTAGAAACAGAATGTAATGTTTTCGAAGCCGGTACCGAGTCTTCTAAAGTTTTTAAAAACTTCCACACTAATTGGGTATTAACTGCGGGATCGCCATATGAAGTATTAGGTGCAGCTGTGCAAAACCATATTCTATTGTTAATAGAATTACGCCATTGGCAGCCATATTGAATTATACCGTCATCCCAAGGTTCACTCGAAGTAGGATCGTGATCAGCAGTTAGTCCACCATTCATCCAATCATATACTGGTTGAGCCATTTTAAATCTCCTTATCCTAAATATTTTACAAACATCCACGAAACATATGGGCCAGTGCCTCCGGCTATTCCTACAGAAGCAGTAGAGCCATTGTTTAATTGTGCTCCTACTGAAATTGTAGAGGCTGCCGCACAATCAGTTACTATCATACCATTTGTGCAGAAAGTATTAGTTGTAGTTTTAGCAGCTGTACAAGCATATTCCGATAGCCTATATGTGTTACCACCACCTGCAATAGTGCTTAAATTTCCATTTGCGCCGTTAATAATATTAGTAAACTTAAACGATGTACAAATCAAATAATTACCTGCGACTGGAACTGTATATTGACCTGTAGCCGCATTGTATCCAGAACCGAATAATACCGTATCAAATAAAATTGTATAACCCGTGCCATTACCTGTAACGTTGGATACTGGAGTATTCAAATACACGAATAAAGCTGGCACTGTTCCTCTGTTTAAAATACTTGTCATTAAAATAACCTCGTGGCTTGAAAAGTACATCCATTTCCAAATCCAATAGATAAAGTTGTTCCAGATACTTGAACAGTGAGTTTCGCGGTATCATTTGCTGCCATCGGAGCAATTACATATCCCCCCATGGTGCCTACTGAAGCTTGACTTCTAAGAGCTCCCGCGTTGAAATTAGCAAAAGTATAGGTTCTTTGAGTAGTAACTAAATTAAAAACAGCGGTAGTGGCTGAAGAATTTAAAGAAGTAACACTCGGGATTGCGCAGAATAAAAACGTTCCTGGAACTGTACATGTGAATACGCCTGAAGCAATTACAAACCCAGAACCTTGCGTTAAACTACTATAAACTGTTTGATAAACGGTGCCATTTCCTGTAACATTGCTGACCCCCGTTTGTATGGCAATGAATCTTTGCGAAGTATTACTATTAACCATGTTAGCCATTAGGGTAATCTCGTTATTGATAATGTGCTTAATGTATCAAAATTAACCGTTTTAGTGCTTCCGCTAACTACAACATTCCATTGAGCCGTATCACCTACTGCCATTCTAACTGGGGTAACGCATGGCGTAAGAGTCATTGAATTTGCCGCATTTCTCCCATTTCCGATTCTAAATTCACATGTTTGAAAACTTCCCCCAGTTGCTACCAATGTTGCGGTGCATAAAGTATGGGAAACAGTAAGATTACTCATTTGTATCACCGGACAAAACAAATAATCCCCCGCAATTGCGCATGTGAAAACACCAGTTCCGGTATTATATCCACTTCCATAAACAACATTGTTCCAAACTAGCGTATATAATGTACCATCTCCAGTAACACTTGTTGCAGCTACTGTCAAAGTAGCAAACAAATTTGGAGTAGTTTGAGCCTGTATGATATTTGTCATTAAGTTACCACCAAATTTAACCCCAAGGCTGGATAAACTATCCACTTACCTGCAATTGGTTTTAAAGTAATTGCATCTGTTGCTGACCCAGAAGTTGCTTGAATGTTTCCAGCCGCCGCACTCACAGATGATCCAAATTGGATAACATCTGTTCCTACCGCAGTCGCCATGAAGCCAGAAGTACTTGAAGTTGAAAGCCCAACAATTTCAATGGGCGCTCCACCAGCCGTAGCCGCAGGAAGAGTAATCGCGCATTGGCCTCCTGAATAATTAACATAATATCGAACCCCATTGACCGCAGTTTGTGTTGAACCTGTAATGGTAGATTCGCTTGTTATGATTAAATTAGAAGCACTTCTAAAGTTACCGCTGCCATCTGTAATAACCAGAGAACTAGCCGAAACCAATCCTACTTGGAAATTTCCGCTGGTATCTACTCTCCATGCTGTATTCCAAGCAATGGTACTACCTTGAGCAACGCCCCCTTTACAATTTAAAGAGAATAAGTCTAATATTTTTACAAATTGATAATTGCTTCCACTACTATAGGAAGACCGCGAATTTGTTCCATCAAAATAGCAATCAAAGTTTAAATATTGTTCTCCATGTTGTCTGGCTATCAAATTGACTAAAGGAAAACCATCTGTTTGCGTATATAAATTCAAAGAGCTATTTGTGGTGGAATTATTACCGACAATGTTTAAACGTGCTGCCTGCGTTAAAGTAGGAGGGGCTACAGAATTCAACATCAACTGAGCTAAATCAAAACTGCCGCCACTAGCAGTCGTGATCGTTCCTCCTACTCGCGCCATGATAGTATTATCTGTTACAAATGGAATGTCCACTGCTCCCGCAGCTTGCATCTGAAAACCAATGGCTGGGACAATAGGAGTTCCCGCTGATCCACTTGTCGCACTCTTAAAGAATATACCACTTGACCCTACTTCAACTGTAAAAGCATTTCCAGTTCCATTAAATTTGTAGGTTCCTGCTCCACCGTCCCAATCTAAATTGTAAGATAAAAATGCAGTTCCTGCGGAAGTCACGCCAACATTTCTACCGGATCCTCCAAGATTAATATAATCTCCATCCGAAAGAATCGAAGCAAAAATAACGGGAGCTACTGTCCCTAATAATGGTCCACCACTTCCACCATTATTAAAAGTTAATCCGCCAAGTGTATAAAATCCAGTTGCATTATTTATTATCCTGCCCGTATCAACAGATAATAAACTACTAGCGGAAGGTAAAGTTGGTAATTGTATAAATCCATCATTTAATATTAATAGACTTGTATTTAGAGAAGCTGTTGCACCACCAGTTGGGTTTTGTTGATATCTGAATGCAATTCCACCGCTAGCTACTTCAATGGCAAATACATCTCCTGTATTTACAACCTGATATCCTGGAATTGAATTATTATAATTTAAATTATATGTTAAAAACATTGTATTTGAATAAACACCGATGTTTCTACCTGATCCTTCTAAATTCATTAAATTACCAGTGCTATAGTTTGTTGCAAAACTAATTGCTGGTGTAGTATTAGTCAAACCAGTAGAAGAAGTCCCTAATCGTAAAGTTTCTAGTGAACTTCCAAATGGAATAGTCACTCGTCCAGCAGAGTCTATTTCCATTCCAAGATTCATTGTTCCTAGAATATTACCTTGCGCTGCAGTTCCCCATAGAAAATTAAGATGTCCTGAATTTTTAGTTATTTGCCAAGCTATTGAACCAGTAGAAGCTCTTAAAAAAGAACCGTCAAAATAACAATCAAAATTTAAATCAACATTATCATGGTTTAATGGGGAGATTTGGAACAATGGATAATTGTCAGTATTATTGTACCAATTTTGCGCATTTGCCCCTGCAGTTCCTGTGGCATACAAATTCAACATTTGTGGGGAGATTAAAGATGTCGGAGGTGTAATTCCAAAATAAATTCCAGAATCACCTTGTTTTACAAACCCTGAAAGAGGCAATCCTGAATCTTGGAGCTTACCTCCAATTGTATTAAAGGTAGCCACATTGCCGACAACTACCGGTAGGCCGGCTACATTTTGGAAAGTTGTGCCACCATCTTGGCTTAAATACCAATTCAAAGCACCTTGTGCAAGATTATCAGTAGAATTAAATCCGCCGAATTGCGAAGTATCTAAGATAGTAACACCAGCTTGCGTTATTATAACGGGGTCAGCCGTTGCGCTATCATTTGATATCCAAAATTGAATTGATTCACTTGGGCCAGTTACAGGCAAATTATAAGATATGTTTATTTCTTGTGGTCCTGGAGCACCTGAAGGGCTTACCGTAACAGAACTAATGGCCGCTGTTGTTATAGTTGGGCTACCAGCAATTACTAAATAAATTGAATATGTTTGCGTAAGTACGCTTGATGTTCTTAGCGTAAATACTGCATCTACTTTCAATTGTCTTAAGGCACCTGTTAAAAAATTCGCATTAGGAGTATCGCCAACTAAAGTACCATTGAAGTTATTTTGATAAATAACATGCATGTTGTCCGATAAGATTGGCGTTGGTGTCATTGAACCACTAAAAGTAGTGGGCATAGAATTTGCATATATGTAAAAATTGCATTGTCCAGAAGTTACCGCAGAAGGACCGCTAGTAGCGGCGATGGCTATTGTACCGTCACCATTGTTAATAATGCTGACATTGGCTCCTGGTAAAACTTTACCAACAGTTAGCATGTTTAAAAATTGAGTTCCGTCCCATTGATCTACACTTTGAAAATCGGTGTTGTAAACCATTAATCCACTATCGGGAGTACTTAGAGTCGTGCCTAATGCTTCTTCTTCTACCAAAGTCATTCTAGGAAAAGGAAGGGTACCTTGTGTCGTAGAATCTACTTGGAAAGATGCATTAGGATTTGCAGTACCTATATTTATGCCAAAAGTACCATTTATAAAATTCAAATTTCCCGCAGAAATATCTATCTGCTTAGGGGATGAATTATCGTAAGCAACCTGAAGAGAAACCGTCGTAGGAGGATTCCCGCCCGTTGCAACATGGAAAACTTCACACCATTTTAAAAATTCTGCGGCTGTTATCATTGTGCTATCCATTGAGAAATGTTAGTGACATCGCTTCCGTTGTATGTAAAAGTTTGAACATAATCTGTTTCTACTCCTGTCTGACGACTTGGATAAGTTACAGTTATTGTTTGCACATTGCTTCCAGCATAAGTGAAAGTCATTTCTAGGCTATCTAAGGGCAATTGCGTGCCATCATTGGCACTGACGGTTTCTGACATCTGACTAACTCCCTGTTGTCGTCATGATTTGTTCATATATTCTACCTGCTTCTATTGGGTCAGTGGTAGTTATTTTTAACTCAAGAGGCGAATTTTTGTCTGTTTTGATTTTAGCGTCTAAATTAAATTTACTTTCTTGCAGCCATTTCGCTTTTCGTTCTAGATAAAATAAAATACATTTAACATCGCCTTCTTCTACTTTTTCAAAGAATTTACTTACTACGAAATCTAAAGTTTTAGTTCTTCCTTTTTTAATTCGTTTCTTTATTTCAGGATGTTTTTTAGAAAGCAAATACCAAGAACCCTTTTTTATACCAAAATGAGCGCGTATTTGCTCTTGAGTGAACTCTTTACTTGATAATTCCTCTATTTTGTTCAAAAACTCATCATTGACATCGGCCACGGGTTTTGGCCCCGGTTTCTCTCGTTTCTTAGTCATGTTAAATCCTCCTGCCTAAATTATACCCTTTTAATTTCCCACAGTAAACACGTGCCCGAAGCAACCAATTTTATTCATATTTTTGGTTAAGTCCGCGTTCGGATTTTCGTTCGGTCTTCTATATAACTCTTTAATTATATTAATAATATTAATAATAATGGACTGAAGCCCGAACCATATATAAATTTTCTAGAAAACAGAAGGTATAGTATAGAATATATGTATAAGTATGGTATACTATACCTTCTGTTTTATATAGGATGTATCATGACGATTTGTTCGGGGATTGGGTAATACAAAACCCTGCAGCCCTTGGTAGACGTGGGTTTCCCGAAGACCGGAGTAAATTTTGTCCGTTCGGGCTTGTTCGGGCTTCAGTCCAGAATTCTTGATAGGTTTATTGCTAGAGGGATTAGTAGGTTATCATTAAATATTGATATAGTAAAGAGGATTAAATATGATTTCATATTACGACGCCGTTTCAAATAATTTAGCCGTATATAATGATGGAAAACCGTGTAAACAGAACCACCCAAACGCTAGGTATGTTAAAACAAATCAATGTGTTTATTGTTCTCGCGAAGCTAAAAAACGAAGTCATGAGAAAATTAGGATTGAAAAAATTAACAATGGGACTAGGACATACATTCAAGTTACCGTTCAAATACATCGAGAAGACCATCAAGCTTTACAGATTTTTGTAAATCAATTAAATATTGACCGTCAATTAACAGAAGCTGGATTATAGTTGACTAAATATAGGTTATCCTCTATAGTTGATTTGTCATTAACCAATTATGGAGGACGCTGTTATTTATGTTTTTAAAAAAACTATGCGCATTTAGCTTTGCGTTTTTTATGACGACTGCTACATTCGCGGCAAACGAGGAAATAGCCGTATGTTCCATGAGCGTGATATTGGCCGTTCATTCTCCTATGCCTACCGATTTTTTTAGCGACCATGGCGTACAAATCACAAATGCATCTTCATACCCCATGAATTACAAAATAGTTTATGCTCATGAGATAATGAATATGCTTAACGATAAAACTACGTTAAATATTGTAGTAAATCCGGGTCAGACTTACACTGACATAAAAAGATTCACTAGTAAGAAAGTATGGGATACTAACGGACAATACTATACTCGTTCTATGACGATGATCAGTGTTGACGGTAAAAAAGTAGCTAGTTGCGCGAATAACAATTATGCATATGTAACTTAATCTAGGCGGACTATGAAGAAATACTCTACTAAAGAAGTTGCCGAAGTATTGGGGGTGTGTCACCAACGTATTTCGGCAAAATTAAAGCAAGGCCACTTCCCCGGCGCTCACAAATGTGAATGTGGTCGTAGTATACTAATACCTGAACATGACGTTCTTAATCAACCTAAGAAGAGGAATGACAGGTATGAAAAAATTAATCGTAATTCTCCTCGCGAGTCTGATATCGATCACGGCTGATGCTGGAAGTAGCGGCTCATGCGGCTCGAAAATATCATGCAAATCGGGACAAAGTGCCAATTGTGAAATGATGGACGGCACTTATAATATCTTCTTCCAGGCTTCTTTTTTGAATTTAACTTTCCCAATAGATTTATTTTTAAGCGAAGTCTATGCTTATAAAATAAATAATAACGGAATTGTGGACTGTTATTATTCAAAAAATTCAAAGCCGGAAGAAGTAGTGGTGTTTAAAACAAAGGAACATCATAACGTGATACCAAGGGATGCATCAGAGTGGATAGCGAGATACGACGTTTTATTTTGTGATCCCGTTAACCACCCTTGCTTTTTATATATACTATATTAATATAGCTATGCAATTAAAAACCAATGTGACAGATATTCCCAAGAGTAAAAACTTAAATATCTGTTTTATTGTTGTTGAGCCTTGATTAACCCTTATTGCTTGAATCATACTTTAATTCCCTTTAATTGAATGACCATTTAAGTATAGAGTTATAGCTATAGTTTGTCAACACTATGCTTTAATTTAGCTACTGCTTCTGTTATCGCGTCATTGAATGAATTAAAACAATCCGTGCATACATCTTCTTGCTTGAAACGATCTCTCAAAATATCCATTAGTGCTACCGCAGCGCCCGATTTGGGCGCATACAGCATTTTTGCATCGTGAGATTCTTTTTTACATAAATCGCATTTATATATGGTAATTTTCATGATTGTGCTTCCTTATAAGCTTTGATGATTAATTTAGGATCAGTTATTTCCATGTCTTTATGGCCAATTTTTATATATAACCTGGGCTTATTTGTTTCTCCCGGCATTACGATTGGTGTCCTGCCTTCTTTAAGATGAGGGTGCCAATCATATCCTAAAGATTGCAATAGCTCTCTTCTTTTGTTCCTCGCAATGCGTTTGTCTGCTCCAATTTCTTTAAGTAATAAATCTAATGGCGCAGAGCATATCCAACCACCTTTGAATCCTACCTTCTCAGATTCCACGGCTTCTAATATCTCATGCTCAACTCTTCCGAAACCATGTTGAATAGCGTCTTCCGTAGTTGAAGTAATAGGCGCACGTGTGCATTTAAGAGGATTAAACTCATCTTGAATTGGATAATTTAAGAAGAAATGAGCCATATTAGCGAAGCCGCCTTTATTAGCCCATTCATATAAGTCTGGGAAATATTCTCCCATCATGTCATCTTTAATTAAATCTTCTACGCATTGTTGCGCTGTATAAAATATAGCAAATCTCCTATCATCTTTAGATTTTCTAAGAGCGTCCTTGTGGTTAGAGTTAATGATGTAGTTACAACAAACGTCTTTCATGACCTTCTTTTTACCTTTTCCTTCAATCATTCTACGTTCGAGATCGATCATAGGTTTGAGGGCTTCCATAATCTCAGCGCGAGAATCAGGATAATAAGCATCTTCAATGGACACAAATATTGTGCCTTCTTCCCAATCGTTAAACTTGCTGGCGATTTCTTCTGCGCGAGGAGAACGTGTATAGCAATCGCCTATTATGTATGCGACTAATCTTGAAAAGAACGTTTTACCATTACCTTGCGTTCCTTGAAGCACAATACACCATTTAAACTTCTTACCGATATATTGAACAAGAGCAGCTATATAATTTATGATAATATCTTGGTCTCTTTTGTTGGGAAATAATTTTTGGATATGATTCATTAATGGCGTGATATCACCTTCAGTAGCTACGCATTTATATGGCCAATATCGGTTAACAACTAACTCTCCATCATTATTAAACACGTGGCCAAAAGGTAAGTCTGGCCGAAAAGTACTACTGTTAACTTTTGGAAATTTTGCCCCTGTTGATAAGGTAAATGAGTCCCAGGCTTTGTTCGTTGTCTTGGCATTGTTATGATCCATGACGAAGGTATAGCCGCCATACATCACGTTAAATCGATCTCTATCTAATAAATATCCGCCTGGAATTAAAATTGAATTTTCATGACAAACATAAGTGCACCCCTGATAATATTCAATCTGTTCCTGGATAGTAAGAAACCCGTTCCCAGACGTGCCTATGATTTGACCTTTATCTTCAGTCTTGTTAGAATCCTGTTGCTTGTTTTTAGAAAAACATCCTGTGTTCTTACCGCGGGCGTTCCTAATCGTTCGCGGTAAATAATCCTCTCTTTCCCATTTCTCGCGATATAATTTTGATTTTTTCATAAGGGTTAACATCCGCTCTGCATTACATCCAGTCCAGAAAGCTAGATGCTGCGCAAGTGCCGCGTCTGCACTAGAACGGTTATATACGTCAGTATCGTGCGGATAAAACCGGGACAATTCATCCTCATTATTTTCCCATAAATCTTGAAACGTAGCGCTGGTATTTTGACCAAATTTAGCTTTCATGCTCTTTGATGAGCATGCCATTCTGATAAGTTCCTCATCATCTTCTGGCCCATTCCACTCTTCCATTGGTTTGTCAGACCACCAGTCCTTATCGATAGTTGAAACTGATTGAGAATTAAAATATTCAGCATTAATTTCTTTAAGAGCTTCCGTAAAATCTAAAGCTGCATCTCCTGCCGCGTGAATACCTGTTAAAGCAATAAAACGTTTGGATGTATAGAATTCCAAGCCTAATTTATCATTTCTACATCCATGATCAAAATCAGCGCAAGAAGCAATAATATGTAATCCTCTTCCTGATGTTGATACTTCTATTGCGGCGCCAGCTAATTTCTGCAATAGAGATTTTGATAGTTCCGACCATCCAGTAGCTTGGTCATAGCATGAGTCTATATCTAACAAAAAGAACGGATCGGACTCAGTAAGAACGAATCCTACTCCATAAGACTCACCCAATGATTTTGCAGCGATTGAAGCTAAATCAAAATCCATCCATATGGACGGATCGTGAGCATCCCAAGTTTGTCCAGTTTTATGATTTATTGGACGTTTGATTTTTTTATTTACATTAGATGGATTATCGGTTATTGAGTATACTATAAATTGATGATATTTTTTAAGTGAATTGAATGCCGCTGGTAATATATCCATGTGAGATATTCCCTTTAAAAGTTATTTGGAGAGATACAAAATTACCTTTGCCCGAAGTTTCGAGTCAAGCTTTTTAGTCAAAGGATCGTTAAGTACCATGCCTTGCGCAATTATTTCCACGATTTCATCTGAGATAGCCTGCTTCATCACCAAGTGTTTAAGGTTATCTATGGATTGAAAATATCGTGTCACTAAACCATACGACACACCCGCTCGTTTTGCCACTCCATCTCTTGTTATATGGCTATAGCCTATCTCTTTGGATAGGTCTATAGCTACTGATAATAATTCCCCTTTTCGTTCTGTTGGTAATTTTCTTTCTCTCATTTTATAAATCCCGTTGTTCCCCGCAGTCCTTACATACCGTGTAAGAGCCGCCTTCAGGGTCAGTAAAATTTTTGTAAACTTTCGTTCGAGAATGTTTACAGCCATTTATTTTGGCCAAGCATTTCTTGCAGACTATGGCCTTTTCTCTTAACATGATTTTCAATCCATCGAGTCTTCCGCATTCCTTGCACATCATCTCAATCGTCTCCATTCAATAATTTTTCAAGTTCTTCCAATTGTTGCTCATCTAACTCCCTATCTTCTAGCACCTTTAATTTCCTCCCAAATAAATCCTAATAAAAATTTCATCCAAAAACGTTGCCACTTGCTCGGTTTGTACCACGTGGAAATTGAATATTGATTATTTCCACCTAAATATAATGACCAATAACCTATTTCTAACTCTGGTTTAATAAAGTTCATTTCCGTATCTCCTTTTAGCTAAACATTGAACAACTACGTCAATACAGTCATGGCATGGGATTAATTCACCGTGTGCTCCATTAATAACTGCTGCTTCCGTATCTTTAAAATAAAAAGATAAATCTAGTTCTTTACCACACCACGCTTTATTATCTTCGCAAGTATTTTTAATGTGATTCATAAAGTTCCTTCTCCTGTCGCGAAACAAGCATCTCCACCCTGACTAGTGATAAGTTCTATCCATCTCATTTGCGCTATTTCGTGGGGGGTGCCTCTATATTTCCAGCCACTATGTTTAATCTCTCTACTAACAAATTGCCCTATTACCATTCCTACCATTGTTTCTCTTATTTTAATTGGCCTGATACCAATTAAATCGGCAGATTTAATAAAATCATTCATTTTTCCTGATTCATTAGCTAACCCAAATCTAATCCATCTGCCGTCTATTGATTGTAGTGCTCCTACATTATTTTTCCAAAGGCGGCAACCTTTCTTACTGGCTTCTAATCTTACGATACTAGTAACCGCTGCTTCCGATTTACCTTCTTCACAATTGATAAAGATTTCTTTAAATCTTCAATG